TTGATAAGGAAGGGTATCTGGATATCCTGCTTGCAGACCAGTCTGTAAAGGAAATTACAGTTGAAAGCAAGAAAATAGACCCTTCACTGGTAACGGAAGAAGATATCATCGGGGGTTATGACCAGGCAACAGGGCGTAATACAGGCCTTGAATGTATTGAGGATGTATTCCCGCTTTTTGGTGTAACACCAGGTATACTTATATGCCCTGGCTGGTCATCTGTACCAGAGGTAGCTGCCGCAATGCAGGTAAAGAGTACATGCATTAATGGTGTGTTTGGATGTGAAAATATAGTTGACCTGGACTGTACAGAAAATGGTGCAAAACTGTATACACAGGTAAAAAAGGTTAAAGAAGAAAGTGCAATGTCAGGTACACATGAAGCTGTTGTATGGCCTATGGTTAAAACAGGGGGACGGGTTTTCTATTACTCATCTGTCCTGGCTGCCCTGACGGCTGCCACAGATATTGCAAATGATGATGTGCCGTCACTGACGCCTTCTAACAAAAAGATTGCTATAAGCGGCCTTGTACTGGATGATTTGGAAAATACAGAAGTAATGCTTACACTGCCTATGGCAAATATGGTTAACGGGTATGGTGTAATTACTGCACTTAATTTTAATGGCTGGAGGACGTGGGGCAGCAATACAGCAGCCTTCCCGGGTACTAAAGACCCGAAAGACAGGTGGTTTAACTGCCGCCGTATGATGACCTACTGTAAAAACCACTGGATACTTAATTACTTTGACAATGTGGACAATCCTGTTGATTTAAGGCTGACACAGACCATTGTTGAAAATGAAAACACATGGTACGCATCGCTTTTTGCAAACGGGAAAATTGCAGGGGGAAGCATTACATTTGATAACGGAAGAAACCCTGTTGAACAGATTTTAGATGGTAAAATTATTTTTGATATCAGGGTGGCGTTCTTTGTGCCAGGAGAATATATTGTTGGCGAATTTGAATATGACCCTGCAATCCTGTCAGAATATTTTACAGCTTCGTAGTAAGGAGGGCATACAATGAAGGATTTAATTATACATGATTACAATATATATAATGGTGAAAATGAACTTATCGGGGATGGTGAGGAAATAACACTCCCTGATTTAAGCCCTGTATCAACCGACCTGGCAGGGTCAGGGATGCTGGGGAGTGTAAAAATACCTGTACCTGGTATGTATGAATCCCTGGTGGTTGATATCCCTTTCCGTATGCTTAGTGAGAAAGCAACAAGGCTGTTTATTGGACGCAGGTATGCAACAGTAAAAATAAGGGGTGGCATTTTATGGACAGATGAGTCAACTGGTGATATGGGCGACCGTGGGATTGTTGTGACAGTACGTGGCATGGGTTCAAAACTTTCACTCGGGAAAATCAAACGTGGTGAAAAAATGGGTTCTGGCATAAGCATTGAAGCTGTATATTACAATGTTACAGTTGACAATAAATGCCTTTTTGAACTGGATAAATTTAACAATATATGCAAAATTAATGAAGTAGATATTATGGAAAATTTAAGGAAACTTTGTTAAAGGGGAAGGACTGCTATGGAAGAAAATAAAACAGTAAACGAGGATATAGAGACAAAAGAAAAAGTAACAGGAAAGCAGGAAACAGAAGCAGGACAGACAGAAGCAGATAAGAAAGGCGGGATATATTATGTAAAATTCCTTAACCCTTATTTTTATAAGGGCAAGGAATATGAAGGTGTGGATTTGGAAAAAATACGTGACCTTACAACAAAAGAAAAAATTAATATAGACCGTCTTTATGAGCAGTTAGAGCCTGTAAAGAGCCAGACACCAGTTATGACAACAATGTATGCCGTATGTACAGCAGCGCATATTACAAAGCTTCCTGTTGAATTTTTCTATAAAATGAAAAATATAGACTTCCTACAGATTGAGTCAACGGTAAGAAGAGGTTTTTTTTCACCGGTTTAGAACCTGGTGATGGAAGAGCCTGGAGGAAAGTTGCTATAAAAACAGGAATGTTATCAGGCGCTGATTTTACTAAGCTTATGGATATGCCAGTATGGATGCTGTGCGAAATAGTTGATGATGTAACGGAAAAATAAGACAGGAGGGGGTGCGTTGTCCTGGCAGGTGCGAAGGAAACAAGTGTAGATATCAGTATTACGGGACAGATAGACCCGTCATTTGAAACAAGTGCAGGCAAGGCAGAAGAAACCCTTGACAGGCTGGGTGAGGAATCTGGCAATGCCAGTGAAGGTCTTGGAGACCTTGGGGAAGAGGCTGGCAAAGCAGGCGGAGGCATGGACGGTTTTTCAGAAGAAGCAGGCGGTGCTGGGGATTCATTGCAGGATTTTGCACAGGCTGTTGCAGCAGCAGGGATTTTAGACAAGCTTGGTGATATTTACGAAGGTTTTATGGAATGTTCTGCCGCTGCAGCAGAATACCAGACAAGCTTAAAAAAGGTTGAGACAATAGCAGATACTTCCAGTATATCTATGGGGAATATCAGCAGCAGCATAATGGAACTGTCAGGTGAAACAGGCATTGCAGCAAAAGACCTTTCCGAAGCAGCATACCAGGCAATATCGGCATCTGTTGGTACAGCAGATGCCGTTAGTTTTGTTGGTACTGCTAATAAACTTGCAGCAGGCGGGTTCACAGATGCTTCATCTGCTGTTGATGTCCTTACGACTACTATTAATGCATACGGGCTTGAAGCTGGTGAAGCATCAAAGATAAGTGATTACCTGGTTACAACACAGAATAAAGGAAAAACAACTGTTGGGGAACTTGCTTCATCCGTTGGCAAGATTATTCCTGTTGCAGCTGCTTACAACGTGCAGATGGATAACCTGTCAGCAGCCCTGGCTGTAATGACTGCAAACGGCATCCAGACAGCAGAAGCAGCTACTTATATAAAATCCATGCTGAATGAACTTTCTGATACAGGCAGTGAAGTTGCAAAAGAACTGGTGGCACAGACAGGGAAATCTTTTTCAGAGTTAAGCAGTATTGGCTATTCGCTTGGGGATGTCATGCAGGTTCTTGGTGACAGTGTTGGCGGAAGTGCCACAGCACTTTCAAACCTCTGGGGAAGTTCAGAAGCAGGCACAGCTTCACTTTCACTGTATAATTCAGGTGCACAGAAATATAATGAAGTGCTTGGGGAAATGAGGAGTTCAGCAGGGGCAACAGAAGCAGCATACCAGACTATGACACAGACAGTGGAATTTTCACAGCAGCGTATGTCTGTAGCATCAGAGAATTTACAGGTTGCCATTGGTGAAACCTTAAACCCTGCCATACAAAATGTATATGACCTTGCAGCAGATATACTGGCTGGTACACAGGAATTTGTAGAAAAAAATCCTGACACTGTGGCAGCAGTAACATCCGTAGCAACAGCCATCGGGGTTGCTACGGCATCAATAACAGCACTTACAGTGGCAACCAAAGCATATACAATAGCAAAAACTGCACTTAGTGCCGTGCCAGGGATAGGGTGGATTGCAGCAGGCGTTGGCATTGCCGGGGCAGTTGCAGGAATGGTGCAGTATGCTTCAATGACAAGTGACGCAGCAGACATAACAGAAGAATTTACTGCTGGCACAAAGGAAATGCAAAGTGAACTGGAAAAACTTAACAGGCAGTATGATGAAGTATGTAAAAAATATGGTAAAAATTCAGATGAAGCTGGCAGGCTTGCTTTAAAGATTGAAACATTACAACAGAAATATGATAAGTCTAAAAGGACGATAGGGGAATTTGCGGAAGAGATAGACACCCTTTCAAAATCAGTTTCAGATACATATAAAACATATAAAGAAGAGAGTGGCAGTATTACAGGGGTTCTGGACAGTTCCAGTTTCCTGGTAAGCGGGCTTGCTGCACTGGAAGGGCCGGCTGGTCTTACAAAAGCACAGATGCAGACAATGACAGGGATTGTTGGCAAGCTTAATGACAGTTATAATGGGTTAGGTCTTACAATAGACGAAACAACAGGGAAATTAAATTATTCCACAGATGAATTATTTGAATATGTTACAAAGGCAGCAGAGAAAAAGAAACAGGAATCGGCTAAGGAGTCACTGGTTT